TCCGTCTTTTGCCATCGCTTATTTTTTGATGTTGCTTTGTTCGATTGCTTTTATTTTGTCTGAAACTTGAAGCCCTAAAGCCATTACTTTTGTATATGGAACTGTATTGTAATCAAAGTCAATCCCACCCAATACCGTACAGTAAAAGGCCAGAACCTCATCAATATTTATGTTTTTTAATCCTTCATTTTCTTCTTGTTTGGGTAATTTGTTTTGAAATTTCTTGATAGTAGAAAGTATTGCTTTGCTTTCTCGTGTCACTTTTTCCAAATCAGCGTAATAGTTTGCTGTAGTCACCGTATATCCGTAACTCGTTAGAATAGTGGCTAATTCTTCATCATAATCAAATTCTAAAGCCGTAACTGCTAATTGTATGAAATCATGTTTTGACTTTAAAGCAGAAATTTCTGTTTCTAATTTTAATATTTTATCACCGTCATTGTTTGGGTCCATATCTATCAATTCCTGATAGATATCCTTCCAGATCTCACCTAACTTTTCATAATTAGGAGCTTCTTCATCTGTTAATAAATGAAGGTTAGAAACGGGATCATTTACTATTTTTAAGACTACTTTATAAGGCGTGGTTTCTAGTGTTTTGTAAGTCATATTCCTAAAGTATTTCTATAGTGCGTTAGAATAAAAGGCGTTAATTCTGTTTTAATAATCACGCTTAGATTTTCATCTGTCAATCCTAGTATGTCTTTCGATAGCCAGCTTTTAGATTTTAATATGTCGGCTAAATGGGGTGATTTTGAACCAAAACGAATCACTCCAGATACTTCTTGCATGTACATTTGTTTGAATAAGTCCCCCGAATCTTTAGCATCGAATGGCTCTCCTTTTTTTTTTCTTCCCTTAGTTATTTGTTCGGTGGCATACGAGTAAAACCCGATTGCCTGACCGTGTATGTCTTGGCTATCTTCATACAACTGCTCTTTGTTTTTATCTAATATTTGTTTTTCGATACTCTTTATAAATAGAAACAAGGCTTTCGAAACCTTATCAGGATTCAATGTTTTTGCCTTTACGAGTTGTTGATTGAAGTTGGCCATATTCTTTTAAAAAAAAAGAGGACAATACCATTGCTGATATCGTCCTCTTGTTCAGTACATTTTCATGCTTTATTATTCTTTAGGTTTAGCAATTGCTATTTTAAAAGCCTTTTTCAATTCGGCCAACCTTTCTTTATCTTGGAATTTCTTGAACACCCAGGTATTCTCAAACTCTTTCTTAAACACTTCAAAAGTGCTATCGTAGTTTTCCCGGAATGTGATTCCGTTGTACGTTACTCTAGTCATCTTTTACGCTGTTATTGCTGGAGCAAGAATTTCGTAAGAGTCTTCCACGTGTACTAAAACTCCATTACCAGTGATTACATGCCCAGCAACAAAACCGGTTCCCGTGAATTCGTAAACTCCATTAGCATCAGCTGCAACAAAGGAATGAGTAACCGCTACACCAGCCGATGTTTTAAAAATAAGATCAGCATCTTCTAAAGAAGTGATTGGGTCTTTGGTGTCGTTTTCTAAAACTGTAAATTTTACAGAACTAGAAGAAATACTCTGCACTTCGATAACAGCATCAATGATACCTTTTACCTCGATATGAGACCAGTCTGGCTTTAAAACTTGACCATCATTTTCAAACTCACGAAAGTCAGAATAAGTCAAAGTCACCGGAGTGTAGGCTGGCTTATCTTTCATAGCATCGATACGTTTTCCCACTTCGATGGAAACCGTTTGTCCTTTGATTTTGATTCCATCAATAGAAACTCCTTTGATTTCCTGCTTATCAGTAAATTCAAAAAGTCTCATGATTTTACCATTGTAAGAGGCTACCGCGTTGTGAGAAGGTAATCCTAACATCATATTGAATGTTCTGATCTTCTTTCCGTTGGCTGTTTTATACTTACTGTTTCCTTCGAAGAAAGTATCAGCTGTATCTCCGATTGCAAGTTCTTCCAATTCATAGAATGGAATGATTTTCTTTAAAGCAATATCAGCTTTCCAAGCAGATAAAGACTTTGCATCTGCTACAGTTGCAAACTCTTGTTCAGTAGTTGCTAATGCATACTTGATTACTGGACCTTCTAGTACTTGGCCATTGGCACCTGTATTTCGTGCCGTAGCAGTAGCCTTATTTGATTCTACGTATATTGGCATAGTTTCTAATTTTATTAATTAATAATTTAAATTTCCGTTAATTGAAAAAGTATGATACGGTTGTAAGTCGTTGATTTTTATGTTTTCGATAGTAAAATCAGAAAGCACATTGTCAATTCCCTTTTCAATCGAGGTAATTTCAATCGATTTTAATCTTTGCAACAATTCAATCGCTTTGTGTTGAATCTCTGAGTCGGCTCGATAGCTTTTTACTGCTGCAACTTTGTTTAGATTGAACATGAAGACTACTTTTACTTTGGCAACAAAAAACTTTCCATCGCTGGTAGTGTGCTCGTCATTATCGATAAAGAAAACATTCCCTCCTGGTGATTTTTGATCATCGTAGAAAACCTCTTTTCTTTCGGTGTTCGAAATATGAACTTCTGGAATAAGACCATTTCCTTTCTTTGAAATCACTTTTTGAACTCTACCATAAAAATCAACATTTGTAAAGCCCAAGTGCTGGAATAAAACATCCTGCATGATCTTGATCTTAGTATCGATTCCTATTGATGGATAGTTGTTGTAGTTCATTACCAGATTTTTTCAGAGTTGATGATCACTTCAAATGGAAATATTTTTGATGCTGCTTTTCTAACGGCTTCTTGGTAAAAGGATTCGATTCCGGCTGCAACAACGTAGCCATTATCATTCTTAAAACCTTTGAGTTCTAACTTTAAATTAGAAGCTGATAGTTTTGAATTGCGCTCGTGTAGGTTACTTCTTGATGAAGCCAAAAACATTTCTAAAACATTAGTGGCAACTTTATAGCCTACTGCGGTATCAAATAAAGCGGCGTTAGTAATAATTGTATTTGAATAATCTTCTATAGGATCATACTTTTTATTTCTCTCTAGTACGTCATTAATGATTTGCAATGTAGCCTGTAACCGAATATCTTCGAGTAAAGCATTAAACCTTGTTTCATCCATACCAATCTCAGGAACTGATGCATAAAGATTATCAATGCTAACCAAATTATGGAATGACTGAAAATGTTTACCGGAAGTACCGGTTGCGTTATCCTCAGACAACGCAATGGTAAATCCAGAATCAAGCGAAGCGTTCCACTTGATTCTATCTGTTAATGTTGATATGGCTAAATCGCTATACATTATACGGAAGGAGTTATATTAGCTTCAAATACAAGTACTTGCTCTTCGTTCAACGCATCAATGTACTTCGCTAAAGTAGCATCTTGATTAGTTGACTTAGCAGTCTCTTTTCCAGTTGCCATATTAATAGCTGAAACTACAGAAGATTTGGTGTAATTACTTCCTTTATATGCGTAAACTGCATCGCCTTCTGTTTGAGTATCTAATGAAGCGGTAGCTTCTTCACAGTTCAATAAGTAGATAGAATCAACGTTGTTGATCACTGGGATAACTAATGCTTGAGAAGAGGTCCATTCAGCAAACGGCTCTTCAGTACTCCATTTTTTAACTAAAATGAAAGATCCTGATTTCTCATACATTGCTTTTGGCGACATACGAGTTTCCTCTGCAAGAATTCCATATGTTAATTTACCAACATTCATAGAAGTCAAGAAAATAACATTATCAGTTTCCCATGGTGTATGAACAGTTCTAACCCCGTCTCTTTCTGTTGTGACAGTTCTATCAATAACAACAATTGTTAAACCAAATTTACGTTGCATTAAACCATTTACTTGAATTAAATCAGGAGTTGGAATATTAGCATTGTCGCCAGAGAAGTTTTGACTAAATGCAAAATTTTGACGCGTTTGCTCATTTTCGGCTAACTTATCAAATGCAGTATCTGACATCAACAAAAATCTTATCGTGTCTCCTTTTGTTTTTGCAGCTTTAACAATACGTTTTATATCATCAATAGGTTTAGAAGCAGTATCAGACCAAGAAGTAATTGCTCCATATTTATTTTCGGCTTTAAAACCAAAATCAACACGAATTCCAATACCTACGTTATTTTCGTCTTCTACCAATCCAACACCAGTTGATAATGATTGCAAAAATATAAACTCGTTTCTTTCGTGAACCCCCATAATAGACTTGGTTTGATCTTGGAATATTTTATCAACCAAAACAGATGTTTCTACGTTACGAGCTTTAAGAACGTCAAGATCTGTCATTTGCTTTTCAGTCAATTGATATTTCATACCCATTTTCGGAATCTCTCCAGAAGCTGTACCAAAAGAACCCCTTTTTTTCAATGGAAGCGGAGAATCTAAAGCTACAATATCAGCAGCAACGATGTTTGAATTTACGGTTAATGAATTCCATTTAAGGTCAACGCTTAACTCTTCAGTTAACATTTGCTTGTGCAAATAGGTTAACTCTGTTTTCTTACCATTTACTTTTTCTTCAATGGTTTTAGAAATTGCTTTAAAGAAAGCAAGGAACTGTACAAATAATGATTCGTTCATGGCTTAGTCTTGTGTAAATCTGATTAATGGTAATGCTGTTTTTACAGCCGATAGGATGGAAGCGATTCCATAAGGTGAAGCGTTTTTGTTTACTGAACCACGAACCATTACAGCTACAAAAGGTTTAGTAGTCAAAACACTTGATACAACTATACCCTTGTACGTGTGGCCAGCTGGCAAAGCGCCATAGTTCGCACCAGAAATTGGCATAGGTTTTAAAACTCCTGTCGAAGTCTCTTCAATCACGATGTGACCAGCTTGAATTGCAGCAGGAGTGAATCCTGTTGTATTTAGCGTTTTACCGCCTGAAATTGCTTCCAAGTTTGAAACAATAACAATACTGTCGTTTCCAGTATCGAAGTTGTCTCCGGTATTATTTAAATTAGCGGTAGTTCCCGACATAACTTTAATGTTTTAGATTAATAATTTTTTTAAATTCCTTGAAGCATTTTGTCAACAACTGATTGGTCCGCTTTTACTTCGGTTGGTTTGCCACCACCCGCTGGACCAGCATAACTATTAGTATCGGCAGTACCTTGAAACAACTCACTGTATTCTGTTTCTAATCCCAAGATTTGATCTTCGAAGGAGATTTCAGAATTCACATCGATTCGGTTTTCCCAATTCTTTCTTGCTTTTTCTGGCATGTTTTTCAACACCTCAGATTTAGAAAAAAGCTCGGATGCTGTGGCTTTTTTTGTTTCGATAACTATTCCAGACTTCATCACTTCGAGATCATCAGCAAGTTTCTTATTAGAATCAATAAGAGCCTTAGCCCATGCCGGTGCGTCGTCTGGTGCAGCTGGATTGCTTAAGTTTTTAAGCCTTTCAGCTTCTACTCTAGCGGCTTCAATTTCTGCTGCTGTTTGCGGTGCTTTTTGGTTTGCCTCCAAGGTTCTCATTCGGTCATCTTCTCTTGCGATGTCCTCAAAAGCCATAAAGTCATTAGCTCCATTCACTACCTCATCAATTGCCACATCTTCTGCGTCATCTGCTGGTTTTAAACATAGTCTAGCCGCAATTGCGTCTATCCTTTTTTGCGATAAGTTCGCCTTTGGGAATAACACCCTAAGTCGTGCCTTGATCTGTTCTGGTTTAACTGCCATAAATTAAATTGTTGGTTGATACTTATTTAGATAACAAATGTATGAAAAAAATTTAATTATTTATAATGATTCTAAATAGTGATTTTAATTATAAAAAAAACCACATCGATACTATTGTTCACGATGTGGCTATAAACCACTTATTCCACAAAATACTTTTTATTATTTTTAAGTTGCTTTGTTTTTTTTTGACTATTTCACTTTTTTTAATTTTTAAAATTATTTATTATTTTAAGCGACTCTAAATCTAATACTTGGAGGAGTTACATTAGCAAGAAGGTCCGTATTTAAAAAATTCCAAGATGAAGGAGCAGCAGTTGCAAAAGCTAGACTTCTTCTTAGGACTGTATTGTAATTTGCGGCATTGCTCGATGATAGTCCAAGATTTAATGCGCTTGCAACAGGAATTGATCTAAGTGTACAAATTCCTGAATGCCTAACTCCAACCCAATACTGAGTCTCACTTTTAAATGTAAAATTTAATGTAGCTTCTACAAATTCAGAATTGGCACCCGATAAATCGACGCTTTCATATAATTTAGAACCTGGCAATCCAGTAGATAGTATACTAGAGTAAATTACTATTTTAAAAAAAGAATTAACCATGCCTGTTGCAACTGAGCAACCTATTTTGTCGATAATTATTGAATCTGAGTTAAAATATGGCGCTAATTCTATTCTATCAGCAGCTCCTATCAATGATGAAGATGCTGATGAACGAAAAGAATTATCATAATATTGTCCAGAAATCATCTTTACAATATTTAATCCTGTAAACTTCGATATCGTAATAAGCCTTTGATTAAGGCTACTTGAACCCGCCTTTAAATCTTCGTCAAATAAATATTGTCTAAGATTTCCAGCAATCCTAATGAATGCCTTTACATCAATATCATTAACAAGAGCTTCTCTGTCTAGCAAGTTTGAAAGAGATGTTCCGGTAGTTGTTTTATTTTTTAATTTAATAATATTTGACATTTTTTTAA